CCAAGTACTTGTGCATCGAGAAGGCCCTCAATATCACCTTTATACGCTGCCATTTCCAATTCCCAGAGTTCTGCTTCACGTTCCTTCATAGCTCTATCTTCATCTATAGCAAGAGATTCGTTCCAATACTGCACTGCACCAGCTAAAGAATCTAATTTGTCATCATGTTGAAGCGACTGACGATCTACAGTTAGATGTGTCATCTGGTGGAATAACTGGTGTGCTAAAGCAGTTTCGACACTATCTTCATCTTCAGGTTTGGAATCATCTTCTATTACCGAACGATTCAATATCAACCGATGTTGATTCATTACTGGCTCAAGAGCGTTAATAATTCTTCTCTCCTTCTGGACGTTGCTTCTTGTCGGTTCAATCGTGCAAGGATAAATTTTTCTAAGGTATGGCTGCAATAAACTTTCCATCATTCCTTGACCAAATTGATCTTCCAATAGAATCAGTTTTACTTTTCTACGTTTAGCTGCTTCTGCTAATCCTTTTAAAACAGGTTCTGTATATCCTTCTCTAAAAGATCCAACCTCTAAGACAAATAAATTACCGTTGAGATGAGCGACAATAGAATAAGCAGTTCTGTCTAATCCCTTACCTGAAGGGTCAATCATCATCACGCATCCTTGGAACTCAATCCACTGTCCATGTATAAACGCTGGCCTGTGATAATAGTCACCACTAAATCCAACAGCAGGTAAATCACTAATTCGATATTCAGCACCAGACGACCAAACAATTTTCTCTGGTGCGTCTTGATTTAATTCCATTACAACTAAATCCGACAGCCTTAAAGGAAAACGATCTAAATCACTAAGCGTTGTATCTAGTTGAAACTGAAGTGTGAATTGCGACTTACCATAACTAGATTCTCTTTCCATCAAATCTATGTCGCTAAAGCGATCAGGATCTGTTGGATTATTTTTTAACTCACGACACTTCTCTAATATCATTGGAGCTAATGCACTTCCGTACTTCTCAGGCTTTACTGGATACCTTGAAGGCCAGATACGACATTCATATCCTTTTGTTTGTAACTTGTTATAGATACTTTCTTCCGTCTGAGGCGTACCCAAGAACATAATTTCTCCACCTGGTTTCAGGATTGCATTAAATTCTCCAACAGATAACAATAATTTCTCTCTCATTCCTACTGTCCACGCTGTATTAGGAACTTCAGCGTCATCACTTAGTATTAAATCTGCTCTACTACCAGTAAGCTGACCAAATATACCGACAGATTTTACTGATGGGGATTGATCTGGTGTCGCTGGTCTTACATCAAATCTATTACTCGCACTTCTTTGCTCATCCCTATCTGGTTCTAAGCACCTCAATATATCCATCTCTCTAATTAACCTTAAACAAAACTGTGCAAAGTCATCTGCTCGCATCTTGCTTGCAGATACAACCATGATCTTCTTCTGTGGATCATTCCTTAGCAGCCACAACACATAAGCTGCTGCCATCCAACTCTTTCCTACTCCACGAAAAGCTTCAATAATCCTTCTCTTAGGCCCATCCTGCATATATTCAGCAATATCTAACTGAACAGGTGTGGGATTAGGAAGTTGAAGGTGCTTCCAGACGACAACTAAAAAATACCTGAAGTCCTCTTTGAACTGATCAGGTAACGGCTGCCATCTTTCCTTTCCCATCTACTTTTTCTTATCCTTCTTTGGTGGTCTTCCTACCTTAGTTCCATACGTACCCTTACCTTTTGGCATAACTAAGCTCGCTTCTTCTTAAATGCTACGACATTCTCTATATCAGGCAACTGTTTCGCTAATTCTCCAAACGCTGTCTGCTCTACTGGCTGCGCACTGATCTGATTATCCTTCAAAAACTTTGCCGCACTCGTTGCTTCCACAACTGTCATCTCCCCTGATTGCAACTTCTCTAAATACCAACTCGACAACCCTGCATGTAAGTCTCCCAATACCTCTGTCGTACTCTTCCTAGCCATAACTCCTTAACAATTCCCCTTAATCATACACAAATATTGGCGGGGATCTCACCCACCACAGGAAGATCCCCTATTAGCCCCACTGGACAAGGCTAACTGAACCTAATTCTACTCCCCAAAACCCTTACCACCACTAACTGTCCATATATGAATAGAATATCTCCTACTAGATCCCACTAGATCCCCCCTATTAGATATCTGTTAGATCCTCACTGATCCCATTTTTATCGGAAAAATGTGAGGGGTTAACGTTATGTAGTACCGAAGCTTTAACCCCCCATCGTGTCCAATTTATGTCCAAATAATAGGGGGTGGGGGTACATCCATTGGTACGACTAGGTGGCATAACTGTCATATAAGCAGTTATGCAAGGCCACCAGGTCGAATTTTTAGCTGGTTCTGGAGCTATATAAGTCTTTTAGTTTGTTACCGCAGAGAATCAAATACCTACTTACCAATCACTAACCATTGAAAAAACAATGGATTGTGATATGGTGAGAAGTGAACCTGGACAAATCTAATGACAGTCACTAAGGACACTTCTTTTCAGAAGAGCATTGAGAAGACTTTCAAAGAGGCTAAGGATCTACAAAGGTCTTGGCTCTTAGCACTTCTCTCAATGTATGAAGCTGATGGTGAAGGTTTGCTAGATGATCTACAGATCACACTTGATAGAGGAGAGACACTAGAGCAGTTTGCTGATGGATGTCTTCAACATCTCCAATCAAATGGTGGTCTGGATGATCCAGCAGCCGAGCCAAGGAAGTTTGAAAGCTAATCAGTAAAGGCTGACAAGAGAGGTTCAATGCCTCTCTTAGCTATTCCCTCAATCAAGAGGGACAAGCCCACCACTAAGAGGTAACTATGAACCCTTTTTATATCGTCAAGCATTGGCAAGAAGAATCAAGATTAATCCAAGTCGTTGAAAGACGAATGGCAGAACTTGATAACGAACTTGCAGCACGATGTCACAAGATAATCGACAGCATTAGGCCAGTTGGTAGTGATGCTAGATATTGTTTTTATGATCGAGTGAGCTTGAAGGCAACTAACTTAGAACACATCAAAAGAGAAGTGTTTAACTAATTCGTTTAAGCGAGCGACCAGGTGCAAACCCTGGTCTAGTTATTCCCTCTTAATTGAGGGATTGGGCGTAGGCCCTGGTCGAGCATCACTAGACCTTTTAAATAGTGCAGGTTTATGGATTGAACCTTAATCAAGACGGCACGACACGAGGTCAGGTTCCTTAGGCTGGCAGTTCCGCAATACCACCTCAACCAGCAGCTAATTGGTAGGGGTACCCACCACAAAAGAGGTTTTATGAAATTTAACAAGCTTCAAACTATGCAGGACATAGAGACAGCTAACCCTTTATTCTTTTCCACTGCTTGCATGAACTTATTTAAATCAAAAGTTTATGACTCTGTAAAAGTTTTCGACCAGGGCACATACTTCATAACTTCAGAAATCCTCAAATATGAGCGACCTAATGGAGGAAGTGAAGTTATTCACCACGAAAAAGACAGAGTATTTAAAGTGCGTTTTGCTAATGCTTCAGGGATTAACTCAATAGAAGAGTTTGACACTCTACACAGAGCAAAGACTTATCTGGACAAGTTAGATCACAACACTGGGGGCTTTACTGTTAGCCAGCATGAAGCAAATCAGGCAAAGCTGAGATTATTGGGAGTTAATTAGACCTACTCAATCAGGGATTCTCTAGTAGTTCCCTGATTAAGTAGCTCTAACGAGTTACTTTTCACCCACCATTTAATTTATTTTTATGGGCTTACATATTGGAATTTACAGAGACACATCCTTTAGTGATTGCACTAATAATGGTGTGACCTCTGAGTTCAGAGAACATAAAGGGCTATGCCTAACTAATGTAGATGGGCCTTTTGATCCTTGCAAAGAGTACCCAGGAGCAAAGCTTGAGAAAGTTACGCACCATTGGGGTTCTCATGTAAGGATTGTGCCTGATGAATTAGAGGGCAAGCCTTCAATGATGGGGGGCAACTATGCCGCTACCTCAGACAGTCGATTTAGTGAAGCGATTGAGAAGCTATTAGGACATCACTTCTATGGTGCTTTACCTGTCCATGACAGGACAGAAACAAGAGAACAACAGAATCAATACGACTGACTCTCTCCTCTAGCCCTTCGGGGTTAGATGAGGGACTCACACTGAGTCACCCTCAACAAATCCCACCGCTTTATTTTTATGAATTGGTTTGACGGTAGAGATAGTACTAGACAGTTACCTGGCGAGTGCGTTGCAGATTGTTCTGGTAGTGGTGACGCTACTGAAAATGTAGAGTTCTG